ATGTACATATTTACGCTCTATACTTTTTGCCCCCCCCCCATAACATCTACATAATCTTTGGTTATGATCTCTAATTCTTCTTGTAAATCTGCTAGTTGTTTCTTTAATAGTAACTCATTTATTTCTACACCTTGTAGTTCTTTTTGCATTGTATTAATTAAAGATTGTTGTATTTTAATTAATTCTTCTTGCTTGTCTATTATTTGCTTTGCCTCATCAAACAAGTCTAATAATTCGTTTGTCATTGTTCTCTGTTGTTTAGTTTATCTAGTTCAAAGTTTAAATGGTTTATAGCCTTCTGTATGCAATCGTAGGGACTGTCGTGCTTGTAATTACTTCTTAAAAGATATGTTACTGCTGTGCCTACATTATAACTTAAATCCCAGTCCTCAACTACTTTCCTTGCCTCATATCCATAAGTATTGCCAATGTAATAGTTTGGTATAGGATTACTATTTAAGTCTTGTATAACTTCTTTAGCTTCATCTATGTTTCTTGTAAAGTCGTAGTAGTATTTACTCTTTGCCATTTCTTTTACGTTTTGCTTTTGCCCATGCTGTCTTTTGATTGTGATGTGGTAAACATAAAGTCATCAGGTTATTTTGGTTAAGTCTATCTCCACCATCTTTGATTTCAATAATGTGATCTATTACTATCTTATCTTTATAATTTACTTTGCCTTCTTCACTGCACCACCTACAATGTGGTTCTCGTTCAATATGCCACTTTCTGAGATTCCTCCAAGCTCTGCTATTATAAAAGTCATAGTTTTCGCTCTTATGCTTTTCAGTAAAGCCAGTAGTCTTTTTACTACTTGCAATCCACTTCTTTTTCTTTCCCTTTGGTAAACTTGGCATTAATTTAAAAATTCTAAATCGTTATCATCATATTCTGGCAGCTTGTACTCTATTGTTATTATTGGTGGTATTCCATTATTGTTAAGCCAATCATCTAGGTTGTCAATTAAAGTATCTACTGCTCTATCTTTTGCATCGTCTAATAGTTCTGTGTCATCTAATTTTATCTCTATGCTAACACTTGCGATAATCTTCATTATATATACTTTTTATAATCCTTAACATCTAAATATGTTTTTATAAAATATCTATCTGCATTCTTTTGTATCTTTTCTTGTTCAACTCTATAATCCTCTCTATATCCAAACATCAATTGAAATCCTATGTCTGATGTTATCTTTTTTGGCAATACTAACTCTAGTCCGTTCTCCGTTCTTTTATATATCTCTTGGTGTCTGGTTGCCCTATTAGACTTCAAGAGTTGATTTATATTTATTTATAATGCGCTCCATCTGTGATTCATAAAACACTGGGAAATCTTTATAACCTCTAGGCTGTCCTTCTTGCTCCCATACTCTATATAATACAGCTCTTAATCTTTGAGATGCTGTTTTTGTCTTACCTACCTCAAAGTCTGTTGTAAACTTCTCTACTTCCTCTTGCTCTGCTTTGCTTATATCATCAGAACTTATTAAAACCATTCCAGGACATTTACGTAAGTTAAATATTCTCATCATTGTTTCATCTGGTAGCTCTTGAGTATGTATGTTTATACTAAGAGTTCCATCTGCTAGAGTACTTACCTTATTTACTCCTCCTTCAAATATTACTGTTTTCTTCATCTTTGTAAATATATAAAATAGATTCTATTATCCAATCTTCAGGGTTTAAAGTTTTAAACAACCGATTGTTAATCCAGCTCTGTAATCTTTTATTCATAAGCCACAATACCCGCTATCACATTCATTAAAATCATCAAAAGATAATTCTATTTGTGGTTTATAATTCATAATATCTTTATACAATTCTTTTTTACTTTTCCAATATTTACTATCATTTTCTTGTTTAGCAAACCATTCCATTTTGTTTTTATGTTCTTGTGCCATTTTATTTAAAAACATTGGATTTCTATGAAAACAGCCAACGCAATTATTATAATACCCTTTTTGAAATCTTACATTTTTATTGTTTTTCCAATATTTTTCTATATCTATAGATTTTATAATATTATCTATAAGAGGATAGCTTAACTTTCTCCATTTTTTAGTTTGCCATTTATTTCTTCCATTAGAACTTTTACCTACTATGACCTTGTCATATTGAAAACCATCAATCAGTCTTTCATCTATTCTTGCTTTTCTTCTTTCTTCCCCATATCTAAAACCTATTCTCATATCTATTGGTTCATCAAAGTTATTATTCCACCAATTTAAGATTGGTTTAAATTTCATATGATGCGTGCATTCTCTATGCATAACATTAGGTAAATGTCTACCTTTTAATTCTTTTATTAAAATATCATCAAATGTAGGTGATTTTATCCAAGTTATTTCTTGACCTATATATTGCTCAAGGTCTAACATTATATTAATTATATTGTCTTGCTCTAAAGTTCCAATAAATTCATCATCAATTTTATCAGAAACAATTTGTCTTATTTTTTTGTCTGGATAAATACAATTTTTATCTGTAGTTCTAACTAATGCAAATATATTATAATCGGCTTTATAATTAGCAGCAATATAACTAGAGGATTTGCCTCCACTTAAACTATTTACTGTTATAAGTTTTTTAGTTTCCATTCTTTAAATTTTAAAGGTTTTTGTTTTAGTTGTATTTTTACTGCATAGTAATATTTAGCATATTCCATTACTTCCTCTTCAGTTATCATAATTCTTTTATCTTTTGTTTATAGCTTTCGATTGCTTCTTCATAATCAGATCTTGTTAATTTTACTACTATGTGCATTCTACTTTCTAAATCATCAACTGTACCTTTACCCCATTTATTTTCTACTCCTCTAGCTGCTTTTATTTGGTTTCCGTTCAAAAAAGTATTACAATAACTACACTGGCTGTTAACATTTTTTTCATCGTATCTTATGCTAAGGTAACGTCTAGAAAATAGATGACCAGCGTGAATATTACCACCAAAAGCTGGATATTCTTTACCACAACTAATACACTTGCAATTGCCTTTATAATCGCTATCACGCTTTCTGATGTACTCGCTAAATACTTTATCTAGCTTTTTTTTTAGTTTACTTATTGTTGTTGGCATTGCCTATCTTCTTTATCTCTCTTTTATCTATTGCCTTACTAAATGATTCAACACGCTTTTTATAAATTTCGTATTCTTCTATTTGATTTGTTTGTCTTTTTAATGCTTTTGATTTTTTGTAATCTCTCAATGCTTGACTCCACGTAGGTACATTAACAAAGTGTGGTCCATCATTTTCTCTTATGTGTTTATTTAAAGCAAATCTAACTTCTTCTAATTCCATAGAACCATAGTTATTAGCTAAGTCATTACAAAATAAATTAGTCATCTGCACTACTATCTCAGCTTCTGGAGCTTGTCCTAGCTGTACATAAAGAGTTGAAATAACGTCATAACATTGTCTTTTGAGTTCTTTGATGTTGTTTGCGTATAGATACCAAACTTGATTTTTTTTAATCATTATATTCTTTATTTATCATTTCTAGTCCTTTGTGATAGTTGCTAAGTATCTTTTGAACTTTAGTTTGTTTTTCTGTTTTAAGCTCAAACAATCCCTTCCATCCGTTTTCGATAGACTGCTGGATTATTTTAGCTTGGTTTTCTTTGTTGTTGTTGGAGATTCTTAGTAGCTTGGATATGGCAGCAGATTCACCTAAAGGTTTGTAGGTGGTTCTAAATTGTTCTTTTCTAAATGCTTTCCACAATTCCCAAGCGTCTAAATTTAATTCAAAAGGATAATCCCTTTCTGTTTTAGTATTATTAGTATTTAGTTTTATATTAGTATTTAGTAGCGGTTGATTTTCTACATCTAACTTTTCTATTTCTTGAAAATCGAAATGTGGCTTTTCAAAAACTATATAATCCCAGCTTACTATCTTACCTTTATCTCTAATCTGTTTTCGTTTCATATAGCCATTAGATGTAAGTTCCTTAAAGGCTGAGTATATAGCAGACTTACCATCTGTGCTCCATTTTTCAACTTCTTCGACATATAGTTTCCAATCATTAGGTAAAGCCAAGAGGTGACATAGTAACCCCTTAGCTTTTAACGATAAGTTTTTATTAAATATAAACTCATTATTTATAGTAGTAAAGTTCTTAGATTTCTCTACTCTAATTCGCTTCATTTAATGTGTATTTAGAGAATGAAACCTTTTCATTGAATCTATTCCTACTAGATACCAGCTCAGACTTTATATCATAGCCTTCGTCTTTCAATTCGCATATCCTTGACGTTAGTCTCATAATTGCATAATCATTAAAAGCATCTAATGCAGTTATTGGTCCAATCTGTTTAAGATGTCTAAGTACTTTGTCTTTCTGTGATAATTTTCTTTTCATTGTTTTCATTTATTGGTTAATATTAAATTCCTTGTCCGTGATTTTCTCTAAGTTTTTGTTTTAAATAATTATTATATCGTTGTTTTTTTATGTTGACTATCTCTCTTATTAACTCTTTTGGTTCAACATAGTCAATCTGTAACTTAAATACCTCTAATATATCATTGTATTTATTATGGTAATAATCATCATAAGCCATCAAGTCTTTATGTTTTTTGTAATGGTGTATTATACTAGCGTGATTTAAATTAAACTCTTTTGCTATCTTAGTCCAGCTTAGTTCAAGTATATCCCTACAAATTACAAAAGCCATTCTTCTATTATCCACTATATGTCTTTTTCTGCTTTTAGATAACAGTTCTTTTTCTGACATCTTAGTAACATAACTAACAACTTTTTTTACTCTGTCTATTTTATCCATTTTTCTTATTTTTTTTATACCATTCTTGAAGCTCTTGACACTGCTCTTGTCTAATAATTGTTTGAGAAATAAATTTATCTCCTACGTTAATATACCAGTCTGCCAGTCTTACTTCATAATAATCATCGTGTTCTATAAGCTCTGTTGCTTTTCTGTTTAAGTGCATCCAACCTTTACCCCTCCTTAATTTAAAGCAATAGCTGGTTTCGTGTTCATATGCTTCGTCACGTGATTGTTTACTAAAAAGGTAAGTCTGTGCCATTGTTTGTTGATTTAGGTTTTACATCGTTTAAAACGTATTCTTTGAATGCGTCAGCTATTTCAATAATCTTGGGTATATCAGCCTCTCCGACTATGTTACAAGCGTTTGTCAATGCGTTCTGCTTTATGATATACTCTTGTGTTTTATTATCCTTTGGAACTGCTGTATAGCTTTTACCACCACCTTGAAACGTTGAAGCTGGTTTTATCTTGTTGATAGTAGTACCGTTGTATTCTCGTGTACTTACTTCTATTGAAGCTGTTTGACCTTCTATAAATTTGTTTTGAGTTTCTGTCTTGGATAGGTATTCTCCTTTAAATCCATCTTCAAACTCTAAAAGCCACTTATAAAAGTGTCCATATTGAGATTCAAAATCTCCTACTTGTTTAACTGATTTGACTATTTTTTCCATTTAATAAAATTTTATTGGTTTTTCATTTTCTTGTTCTTCCTCTAATATTTGAATCAAAGTTCTTCTGATCTTTGCAATATACAACTCTAAGTTTTTAATTATATCATCTCTATCGAGTTTCTTATACTTATCGTATTTCTTTTCGTAATGTATCAAAAGATGTTGTAATGCTTGTGCTTGAATGTGTTTGTCGGTTAATTTTTCCATAATTAGTTAGTTCCGTTAATAATATAAAAAACCACCATAGTAACAAAAGAGCCAGTATAAAGGCTTAAAACCTCTGTTAAGTATGTTGGTATCAAAAACAAAAGAAGTAACGTTAGAAACGCTAAAACCATTGTATAAGTACATAATTGAGTTAATGTAAAGCTAAAAAACTGTACTTGAGTTCCAAGCTCTAATTTAGCATCTAAGTAATTTGGTTTGTGTAAATCTTGCATTGTTAGTTATTTTAGTGATTTGTTAATTCCATACTACCATCTTTAACTAATCTGATTAAGTAGTCAATCATTTCAGTCATATCCTCTCCACACTCATCTATTAATGTTGTGTAAATACTACCTACTAAATCAGCTTTGTTGTAATAGTTGTAGTTGATAGTATTTTCTGATGTTAGTATTTTATCTATTTGAAAAGCTATCTCTTTTAAGTTGTGATTGCTTAGTTGCTCTAAATCCCAAATGTTGTATAAAGTTTTCATTGTTTTGTGTTTTAGTTTGTTAATTTCTTTGGCTAAAGTAATACATTCTAAACTTCTGTGCAAACTTTTCAACAAAAAAAGTGTAATTATTTTAGTTTACTAGAGTAAAAAAATGTTAAAGTTTTTTAAATATAGGCATAAAAAAAGAGGATATTCGCTAAAATATCCCCTAAAAACAAACTAATAAACAAGTAAAAAATCTTTATTTACTAACAAAAACGTTGCAAATATATTAAAAAATATGAGTTAGGTGTGCTATTTGTCCAAATTCGTTATGAATAAATCCTTCAACTGCTTTAATACTACCAGTATATCCCTTTTGATAATGCCAAGAATCAGTACCACTAGGTGAACGTAGAAACTCTACAGTTACTCCTACGTTATCAAAACTAGTCAAAAACTTATAGCGTTGTTTGTGGTGTAAATGATGTAAATACCAATATCTATATTTAGTATCTGCCCACATCTTAGGCTTTTCTTGTGCCATATGTAAAGGTAAATTAGGCAATTTAGCACCATCTCCGTGAGTCAATCCTATTAAACTGTTTTTGTATTTATAATATTTTCTGTGCATTGGTTCAGCATCTACGCTTACTGCTTCTGTATTACGATACCAAGACTTGAGAGCGTGTGCTAAATGAAAGCCACTCATATAATCGTGATTACTCATAGAGTGTACGCAATCTACTGGAGCTAACTGCATTAACATCTCTACAACCTCAACGTAAAGTTCTAAAGCCTCTGTAAAGTGTTTATGCCATTTACCATCTACATCTTGTGCAGTTCCTTTTGTAGTTGTTTTATGAACATTGTCTATGTGTAGTATATCATTACCTATACAAAACAATATACGTTCTATTGGATAGCCTTCTGCGTTTCTTAGAATACCCTTGACTCCATCTCTTACTCTATTCTTAGCTATGTCTATATTATATTCGTTTCCAGTTTCACTAGCATCGGCATACTTACCAATGTGAACGTCTGCTGGATTTATTATAAGTAAATGACCATCTTGTCTTATAGGATAATCAATAGATGGATATTTAGGAGAGTATTGTGAGATAAGCTCCTCTATAGATTGTAAGAAGTCATCTTTAGTATATTCATTTGGTTTAGCAAATATTGAGAACTTCTGACTCTTATACCAATAATGAGAAACAGATCCGACATCTATACCAACTTGATTACATTCTTCAGCTAATAGGTTTTGTCTTTTTTTGTCGTTTCTATATTCGTCTACTAATTTCCATTCATCTTCTTTAAGTCTATACCTCTTAAAGTCTTTCATTTTCTTTTTATCTTTTCGTACGAACGACCACCGAAGTATGCTCCAAAGGCTGTAATGGCTAATAATTGCCAGAGGTCAATCCAAGAGTCTTTTATCTCTAAGTCAATAAAACTAAAATCAACGAGAGTAAATACAGTAAGAACGAGAAGCAAAAAAAGTAAGCTAATAGGACGTACGGATTTAGCCAAGATATTATCACTTTGGTTATCCGATTGCCAACGTTTTGTAACTTCTTGTTGTATTTTTTCTTCATAGTTAAAAATATGTTTTTCTATCTCAGCTTTTATAAGCTCTTTTTCTTCTGCTGATGTGTGTATTTTATCAATAGCATTTCCAACAGAATCAACTAACTCTTTTGCTCCAGAGCTGAAAAGTTTTTTTAATAAAGCCATATTGCATCAGTTTTAGAATCGTTGTCAGCGTGTATAAAGGTTTTGGATATACCAATTCTAGTAAATCCAGCTTTTATCAGTCCACTAACTATCTTTTGTCTTGTTACACTATCAGCACAAGCAATATCAACTGCCATACCTTTTAGATGACTGCTGTTTTTTGAGCTGTTTTTCAAAGAGTTGTTTTTTTCTACACTTCTCCAAGTGCTGGTCAATTTAAATGGAGTGTTAGCATATTCTCTAGCTTGATCTAACATTTTTAATAAATCTACATCCATTTTATCGTAACAGATAACACCATCACAATGAAACTCCTCTATCTTAAAATATTTCATTTTAATATACAATTACAATAACCTAAGCAAATTTTTCTAAATGTTAATTTATATATTAATGTGCAAATAATCTTTCTCATTTTTTTTCTTTTATAAATTCTAATATTATGTCAATCTTACTTTTGATATATTGCATATCCTTAGCATTATTCTCGTGATATTTTGAGAATGTTTTTTTTACTTCAACTATACTAAAAAAGAAAAATCTATATAAAGCATATAAACTACCAAGCAACAATACTACCGACAATCCGTAACTTTCTATTAATTTTAAAATATCTTCCATTATCTACCTTGTTTATTGTAAGGCTTTAAATATTGTGAGCCTCCTTTTGTTTTACTTTTGTTTTTTGAATGTATGCCTTTTCTCTTTTTTTTAGGCTTTTCTCTAAAATTACTTGATATTAACTTAGCCATTTTTCTTTCTGTTTTTAATTATCTTATCAGCAGTATATACAATTGATAAAATCAAAAGAACTATTTTCAATATCATCTCAACTTGAGTGAAACTGATTGCTAATGTTGTAATGTTTAACGTTAGAACGTCAGAACATTCTTTTAATAAATTTTTCATTTCTCAAGTTCTTCTATTTTATCAATAATTAATTTTAATATCACAACAACACTTTCATAGTCACCAGAGAGCATAGCATCCTCAATATCTATTTTTAGTTTTTCAATTTCTTGTTTTATCATAATATATCGTTGTTATTATGTATTGTTTTTACAACTATTGTGTAGGTAATCCTGGCATTACCACCATCATCTGTAACACTATTAAAAGCTGGTAATATTATATCTCCTTTTGAAAGTGTGTGACTTCTAGTTAAATCCTCAGCTTTTACTGGTCTTTGACTATAATTTGAGTCTGGACCAGCAGAATTATCAGCAGCAGCGTAAGCTCTCAAAGTAAAGTTTTGAGTTGCATTGTCGTTATATGCTGGAGTTCCACAAAACAAACCAACAGCAGTTTGAAAATTACCTACTCTGTATATAATTGCTCTAATACCTATTAATATACAATCAAATGGCATCACTATACCAACAGACTGAATAGCTGTGGATATTGATGTTATTTGAGAAGATCCAACTGTTGTACCAGTATCTGTTGTTGTAGTATTCCAAGTGTGGTTTGATATACCAGCAGAACTAAATGTTTTCCATTCTGCTTGTGTTGCTGCTTGACTAGAAAAACTAATATATTGGAGGCTTGTGTGCTTTCTTTGAAAAGCAACATCTTTAGATTGTATGATAACACTTCCTTGTGGAATATTTGTGTCAAATGTCACAGAGCTGAAAGTACATCTATTAACAGAATTGTCTAAATCAGCAGTCAAAGTCAAACTATATTCTCTACCCGTTCCTCTATGTATTAGTTTTACTACATCACCACTAAAAGCCATTTTTTGATTTAAAGGAAAAATAGATAAAACAGTTGTTGCACCTCCTTCTGTGGCATCTGAAACAGTAGCTAAAACTTTATTATTAAGATATTGTTGTAGTGACATATTACCAGCTATTAGTAGATAATGAATTATTTGTATCGATATTTAAGCTTTCTGCTTCTAAAGATTCTGTTAATGTAGGTGAGCTAGTGTTTATCTGATACCATTCACCTTGCCAAGTGTCTAGATTGGCAATAAAAGTACATTGATAAGGAATGTATAATTTGCTATCAATAGTAATACCATTATTAAATTTATATCCATTTAAATCAACATTGTTCGATAGTATTTTTAAAGAGCCATTAAATATACTTGCTCCATCATTTTGACCTATCATAATTTGATTTAGTAATAAATTACTTATAGATTTACCAGTACCAGTTCCATAAGCTACATAAGTTGCAACATTACCATTGTCATAAGCAGTAGTATCAAAATCATAAACTGATATACGACCTTGTCCAGCTAATGGTCCAGTTCCTATAAAAACCTCACCCACTTCATATGTAACCCCATTAGATATATTCTGAGTAGTTCTAAAAACTTGTTTGCTTGTTGATTCACCATTAACATAGGCTTGTATTAGTTGATCGTTAGCGTTTTCTGGAGCTGAAAAAATATAAAACTTTTGTTGTTCTGCTAATGTTGTTATTTCTGTACCAGTATCTGGATCATTTATACCATAATTATAATACATTTTAGCAAAACATTCAAAAAACAAATCTCCACTAAATGGCACTTCTTCTGTTTCAAAATCTAATTCGAAAAAATTAGTCGGTGTTGTTCCTACAAAACCCAAAGAGCCAGAAGAGTATGATGCACCATAGTCTGGAGCATTTCCATAAGCTGATGTACTTGTCCATTCTGCCACACCTCCATTTAAATAGTTTGAACGTGCATAAACCGTTGAACTAGTACCAACTAATTTTAGTCTATGAAAAAATAAAATAGATGCTGATGTATTTGATATTAAAGTATGTAGTTCTGTTTGTGTACCATTAAAAGCTCTATTAAATCTTCTTTTAAATTTTATTGTCTGACCAGCTATCTGAGTTATCTCACCTAATCCAAAACTTATTTTGTCAGAGGTATCATCATTTATACCATAAATATCACCATCAGTATTGAAACCTTCTCCAACACTTGCCCATCCATTCCAAGCCACCAAAGCGTTGTTTATTGGTGTTTGTGAACCAGCATTTCCACTTATGCTAATAGGTATTAAATCATAACTCCTAAACATTTCATAAGTTAAATTAGCTTCTTTTAAAATAGCTAAAGAGTCAAAATCATTACCAGCTAACCTCTGTATGTTTGTTCCATCTTCTGTTTTGTTTTCTGAATAAGAGCTACTAAAACTTGGTGATGCTGTACTACCATTATTTGTTTTGATATAATCTCGTCTAAATTGGTCTGATGATGACATTTGCTCATAAGTGTTGACTTGTATAAATGTCCATATACCATTACTTAAAAACAATCTAGCTCCAAAAACCTTACATATATCATTTAATAATTTAAAAGCAGTTTTAGGTTGTCTAGTTCCATTGTCATCAACTGGAGCGTAAGCACAAGCCTTAAATCTTGAAAGGTTAAGAGGATCTCTATTTTGCGCTCGTTGTGCTGGATATGGTGTCCAATCAACTACAGTTCTTATAAATCTGTCTGTACTACCCCAATTGTTTTCTGTATCAACGTCAGTAGTCAAAGAATTATATATATATCTATAAGCAGTATAATAGGAATTAAAATCATAAGCCACTTCCTCATTAAAAGGTATATTTTCTAAAGCACCTAAACCACATATAGCAGTTAATTTAATTTCTCTTGGTAAAGAAATATCTTCTTCAGCATTTATATCATTTAACAAGTTACCAGCCCAAAATAAATAATAGGTAGAATCATCAGTAGAATTTTCAATTTTTAATTGCCACTTTTTATAGTCTGATGTCTTTATGGAATTTACAATTGTAGTTATATTGCTTGGTGTTCCATTACCAGAATTATCATCAATAAAAAAACCTAAATCTACTTTGGATGGAATTAAACCAGTAAATCTGTCATCATCGTTGGTTTCGTAAGTTAATCTAAATCCATCATCATTAGCAAAAACATCAGTATATAAAGAAGATGATATAGTATCTGTGTCAATGATTGTTATTCTATAATAAGTTCCTCTATCACTTCTAAACTTATATTGTATTCTATCTACTATCGCCATTAATAACCTCTTGTTCTATTTCTATTATTTTTAGCTCTATCTGAACTTAATAAAATATCTTGTCCCCTTAATGTTCCAAATACTTCAACTTGTCCACCTCCATTATTTTGCATCATAGATCTAAGCTTGTCTAACGGTGCGACTACCTCTGGATTGCTTAGTGACGTTCCTGGTCCTTCTCCTACGACTGCAAAAGTAGGTCCAGTTACTAATCCACCTTCTGCAAAAAATGGTAATCCTTTTAATAGTTTACTTATACCTCCAAAACCTCCTATGTCTTTAAATCCTAAAGCCTTTCCAATACCAGTACCACCTAGTAAAGCATTAAGAACAGCAGTTGCAGCTAGTTGAGCTAGTATAGCTGACATAGCTCTTTTAGAGCCTTCTACAAACGATTTGAAGAAACCATCTGAACTCTGTAAGGCTTGGGCAAAAGTACCTTGTAACACGTTGCCAAAACTGTCAAAACTAGAATTCATTTCATCGGTGATAGATTTTAAATCATGAAATTCTTTAACTATTTTAGCTGTATCAAATCCTAAATCTTCTAATTCTTCTTCTTCTTCTATTTCTACCAGATTTAAGCTTTCAATAGAAGGAAGTTCTACTTTTTTGAAAAAATTATCTAAGTTATTCTCTATCTCTTTAAAAACTTCTTCTTTTTCTAACTGCCTATTGAATTCTTCCATAAAGCTAGTAGCTTCTGGAATTTCTTTTTTAAATTCTATAAACTTTTTTTTAGCTGTTTCTAAAGCTTTAATTTGTTCATTATTTTTACTAATTTGTTTTTCAATACTTTTTATGTACTCGGATTGTGGACCTTCAATGTCAATATAACTATCTATTAAAAATTGCCAATTTTTGTTTTCGTTTTTTAAATTTTTAACACTTTGCTTAACTTTGTCTATCTTTTCTTTATCTCTGTCAGCAGCAGTTTTAGTTGCATCGTTTAATTCATTTACTAACTTTTCTTGAGTTGAAAGTTGTTGATTTGTGCCATCAATAGAATCTTTCATATCTTTTTGATATGTATTAAATTCTCTTGAAGGAGCTCCAAAAGCAATAAGAGCAGTTCCAGCTGAAGCTAATATAGTTAAAAATAATCCTAGAGGATTTCTTGCTATAGCTAATGATAAAAGTCTAACAGCCTTAGTTATTGCTCCAATACTTATTAATAATTGACCTAAAATAATTAGTAATGGTCCAGCAGCGGCTGTGATAAGAGCCATATTAACTTTAGTTTTTTTAGCTTCTGGATCTAAGTCTTGAAATCTTTTTAATAAACTTCTAAATGATTCAGCTAATTCTAAAACTTTAGGCAATAAAATATTACCGATTTCAATACCAGTATTTTGTAGAGATACTAATGTTTTATTGAACTTAAATCCAGATGTTTCTGTAAGAGTTTCAAAACCTTCATTTACATTACCTATACTATTATGCATTCCATCTAAAACCTCTGCATAAGTTTCAGCTTGTAATCCCATTGTTGATAATGCTCCAACTACAGCTTTAGAACTACCAAACATAGTTAGTAATTCTTGATTATTGTCTTTTAAATTATCAAATAAAAATTTAAGAGTATTCATTAAGCTATCACCCATCATAGCAGATAGGTCCGCAGTAGTCATACCAAGTTTGGCTAAAATTTCTTCTTGTTGAGCTGATGGTTTTTGCAAAGACATTAATAATGAACGCATAGCAGTTAGAGTACCAGCAGCATCACCACTTAATTTAGACATTGTAGCAGATGCTGCTCCTAGTTCTTCCATACTTACACCACTAGCAGCAGCAACGGGTATTACACTTCCAAGCTTATCCATAAACTGACCAGCCTCAAACTTACCTTGTTTTAATGTTTCGTGCAATAAATCACCAGCTTGAGAAGCAGTCATTTGCTCGTCAGCGTATGCAGTCATTATAGAAGTCAAAGCATTAGATATAGATGCCATTTCTCCCATACCCATAGCAGATGCCTTAGCAGATACTTCTAAAGCATCTAATGCCTCAGCACCTTCAAAACCAGCAGATGTAATAAAAAATAAACCATCAGCCAAATCTTTTGCAGAAACTCCAACTTGATTAGAGAGTTCCATTATACCTTTTTCATACTCTTTTAAATCTTGTGCAGATGCACCTACAAGAGTAGATATTTTAGTCATTGATGTCTCAAAGTCAGTAGCCAACTTTACTGATGCTGTACCCAAAGCTATTATAGGCATTGTAAGACTTGTAGTCAAATTTTGACCAGTCCTTTTCATTGATTTGCCAAATCGCTTCATAGATGAGGAGGCTTTCCTCAATGCACTCATGAATTGCTTATCGTTTAACGATAATTTTATACTAAGATTTTTCTGTGCCATTGTCTTTATTTAGCAATTCGTATTTCTTTTTAACATATTCTGCTCTCTTTCTTTGTTTCTCGATGTCGGTCTTTCTTTTCTTTTTCTCCCAATCAAACTTAACAAGTTTTTGAGGTGTTAGGTTTTGTCCTTTCTTTGTGTGTGGTTGTAAATTTACACAAGCTAACCATCTTACTCGTTCCCATTCATAACGTTGTTCTAATTCAAATCGGTCATTAATACCTTTTTGAGTACATAGAAACTCGTGAAACGTAAGACTCCAAAAGTCTTTTGGTAGTAAACCAAGACCATAAGCAATAGCCTCTAACTTATCCCAAGTTACTTCTTCTTCTTCTTTGCCACTTTCTTCGTGGCTTTGTCGTTTCCCTCCGTCTCAAATTTTGCAGAGAACTGACTAGTAAATATCTCTAACACTTTATTCAAAGCCTCGAAATCCTCGTCTAACATATCTGCGACATCATCAACATTCAAAGAACATTCTTGACCACTTACACGTGATCCGTCTTTTATTCCGTTTAGAATTAGATAACAAGCATCATCTAAACTTATCCCTTCTCCTAGCTTTTCTAAGTCAGCCAAACTTCTATTAGTATCTTTACAGAATAACCTCAACGAGTTCATTCCAAATCTTACTGGGTAATCTTTTCCGTTTATTATAACTACTTCATACATATCTTGTTGGTTTTATATTGCTAGTTGGGAGACGTGCCGTAGCACAATCCCCAACCAACAAAGAAATTATTAAATTGAGTTCTGAGTCAACGTTCCGCTGCCCTCTATCGAAACCGAGTACGTGGGGGCATCTTCCATTCCTCCAGAAATCTCTAGAGAAGTAATAAAACCAGAGCCGCTATAGGTATAGTCACCAGATGCTGGAGAAGCTAAACCAAACACAAATGTAACTGCTGTTCTGTTCATCGCTTGAGTAAATAACTCATCTGGTTCTGTGTCAGCAGCAACACCAGCAAAGTCCATAAGACCATCAGCCGAAAGACTGAAAGACTTTTGTCCACCTATTAAATCTCTAAATCCCGAACTATCTTTAGTCGAGATGTCTATCGTATCAACGTTAATTGATAACGATACAGTTTGTGAATGCATTAGTTTAGCATTCGAACCACCATCACTAGGGCTTACCGTAAGCACTAGATCGGTTCCATTGAAAATTGCCATAATCTTTTAATTTTAAATTTATAATTAGCTAATATCTAAATTCTTAGAAGTTTCCTTCTTTTTAGATTTTTTCTTTGTTGTGTCAATTGCATTGTTATGTCTAAGATAATTAAATACGACTCTAACTACTTCGTAAGATTCGCCTTCTTTGTATTCTACTCCTCGACATTCAATATCTTTTTTTATCTTTACTTTATACATATCTATCTATTTATGTTAAATCTATAATCTTGTGCAACGCCATAAAAACCTTGCTCACCAGCAGAATCGTCAAATAAGTCATTTTGATTTTCAAAGAATATCTTATCTACTACAACGCCTCTGAACGTTCCACTTGTATAGTCTAAAGCTGTTCTAACTTTTCCAGCTAAATCAATCATATTACCATACTTAATATCATAAATGCTTATTTGTACGGTTACATAGTCATAAGTACTAACGCCATTCTTAGTATTGTTTGGTTCGTCAGATACTATTTGGTAAGTAATATATGGTAGTAATACATTAGTCGGAAAGTCATAGCGGCTAGGGAATATTCTAGGATTTGTACCACTCTCAGAAACTAAAGTTATGACATCAGAATCACTCCTTAATATATCAAATACTGCTTTACCTACTTCCATTATTTCATTGTTTTAGCAAATCGTTTTTCAATAATAGTTTTCAGTTTAGTGATAACATTATCCATCACTTGCTGACCTTTTGCTCTTGCAGTCTTATCAAGCATTCTTAAAGCTGGAGCGTTATAATATCCATACTCGTGGAAGAAAAAGTAAAATCCAGTCTTATCTCTTGCTGAAAATTTACCAGTTACTCTTGGTCCAATGAATACACTTGGCTTTAATCCACCTTTAGTCTTACCATTAATTATACCTATTGACTTAACAAGTTGTCCAGTCTTTTTTTCTGTTGCACCTGGTCTAGTTGGTTTTATGTCGGTCTTTATATTAGTTCTAAGCTCACTTCTCAAAGGTGTAGCAGACTTTCTCAAAGCACTTCTAAGAGTAGTTCTTAGCTTAGTGTCTGAACTAGGAAATAACCTATCTAAATCTTTTATAATTTGTTTAAGTTCTTTTTCGTCTATTTTAGCTGTTATCTTCATTATACCGTTAAATCTTGAGCATCAGTTTCCACCAATGTAAGTATTAATTTATCTTTTCTTCCAACCTCTTTGATACTTTTGATTGAATAAACCGTTGTCCCAAAAGTTATGGCATATTGTGGACTTACTCCAATGTCTGTTCTAAATCTTACAAGACATTCTATCATTTGTTTGTTGATTAATGCATCAGCATCATACTTAGTATCGCCACTTTTAAAATCAAAGTTTCCAAAGATAGTTACAAAACTACTTGTAGCAACTTCTCTTTCGCCATAAACGTTATTGGTAAAAGTTCTTTTGTATAGTTTTAATTTTCTATCTAGTTTGCCGATTATCATAGTTCTAGCAATCTATAAGGAGTTAGTAAGTGTTCTACCATCAATGGAAGTTCATTTACTTGAGTTCCCATTACAACGTCTTGTCGATTCTCATAGTATCGACCAACGATAATATAAACAGCTTGTACTATTGGAGCTGGAACATCACTAGTAGCACCACCAACGACAAACTCAACTTCAACAGCATTAGGTCTTTCAAAAGTATCTGGAAAGTCTCCGTTTTCTGACTCATATATTCTTCCTGGTCTTATCTTTGTATCTACATCGAAATTAGATGCTCCTAAAGTTTGTTGCACATTGCTGGTATCATAATACTTGATATGAGTTACACTAGCAACCTCACCTACTTGTAAGTCAATGTAAGGAGGAAACTCATCGTAAAAAATATTGAATGTTTGAGTGACTAACCTTCTTCTTGTGAATTCTTCAACTACACTTGTTGCAACATTAATTAAAGACGTGATATAACTATCATCATCGTCATAATCTGAGTCTATTCTTAAAAATGTCTTTGCCTCAGCTAATGATATGACGGTTGATGATGGACCAGTTTTTAAAACTAACTTACCATAAGGCACAAAGTCAGTACCTCTTAATGTATTGAAGTTGTAGTTGTAGTATTCCATTTAAAAAAAATTAATGGAGGGGCTATAAAACCCCTCCGTTAAAATAATAAATTAAGATTCAGTTTGTATTTCTACAAATGCAGTTCCATTATCAGTTGCGTTTCCATCAACTAATGAAGTAGCGATTAATCTACCTACACCAGCAGAAGCATTTGTGAATGGGTCAAAAAGAACATCCAATCCGCCAAATTGAGCAATGTGTACTCTTGAGAAATCACCGAATAAAACATTATCAAAATTACTTGTTTTATTACCTACGTTTGAAGATACAAAGCTAAAGTAAGAGTTGATAGTTTTATCTCTATTGTCATAGATTGGTGAAACTGAAGCAACTTGAGCTAAACCTTTTATAACAGCTAAAGCATCAGAGTTACAAAGGTAAGCGAATCGACCACCCAATAAAGGTACATTATTACCTAAAACTGTTGATTCCATAGCTAAAAGAGCAGCAGCATCAAGAGTAGCACCACCATCAGCAGCATCAGCAAAGATTGATTGTGGTCCACCATCTGAATTATCAGCAGCACCCAATAAGTTTTTTTCTAATTGAGCAGCAACTGAAGCAGCCATATTTCTACGGATTGCAGCCTCAACTCCAGCGTTTTGAGTCATTGACTCAGCAGAAATCTCAACGATAGAGATACATTTCTGTGGTGAAAGTGTTAAACTTGAAGCAGATCCAGCAGCAGAAACAGAACCACCCGTCTCACCTACGAAAGTAGTAGTAATACCACTAATAACTGGGAACTTCATATTTTTAACTCCTGAGTAAAAGTTTGCACCAGCACTAGCCAAAACTAAGTTAGCTTCTAACTGATCTGTAAAACTCATAGTTTCAACTTCGTTTACATTAGAAGTTGTGATTGCTCTTGCTTCTAATACAGAACTAGGTATTGCTATACCTTTATACATTTGACCAGTGTAACGAGCTTCTCTTCTTGCTTCAGAATCCATTTCTTTGACTAATCCCTCTAGCTTACCAGAATAAGCAGCTTTCATAGCATCTTGGAAAGAATAATCTCTTAATTCTTTTGGAGTGTTTTCTGTTACTTCTTTAACAGCTTTAGTAGCTTGAAGTTTCTCAAAAGACTCAGCACGTACTGCCATCTTATTTAACTCCTCTACTTTTTCATTTAAAGAATCAAAGCTAACTTGTTCATCAGATGTCATATCACGACCTTCAACAGAAGCTACTAAACTTTCCATCTTTTCGATAACCTCAGCTCTTTCTTCTTTATAAAGTTTTGAATTTTTCATTTGATTGAAAATTAATATTAATATTTATTTTTTAAGATTGTCAAGCGCATTTTATGGAGGCTGCGCTGTTTTAAATCTTCTTCATTTTTTTGTGCCTCTATTTTTTCAGCCTCTAAACTTTCTTCTAGTTTTTTAGCTTGTTCTTTTTCTTGCCACTCTTTCATAGAACGTAATGCGACAGAACTAGATGCAGAATTATATGCCGGGAACGTCACAACGCTTGTATCGTAGAGACGTGCAACTTTATCGATTGTTCTTATATTCATACCGTCTTTAACTTCCCAACTATCTTCCTCAACAATAAATGCAAAGCTAGACTGGTTGATAGTTCCATTCTTTAGCAGTTCCATCAAATCTCTAGCTGTTGATGTGTTAGGCATATCAGCCTCATATCTTAATCCTTTTTCATCGACCGATAGTCTTAGCGTTCCGTTTGTTGTTCTAGCTAATGGCATACCTTCGTGATTTATTAAGAATCTAACATCGTCTTCTAATCTACCTTCAAAAGCGTTAGGAGCTATAAACTCTCTAAATCCACCTAAATCATTAGACATAGAGTTAAAGACAGCTCCGTAACCTACAACGGTTGGTTTATCATCATCCATTCTTAACTCTAAGTCTTGAACATCAAAAGTTCTTACCTCAGCATTAGGATTGTTTCTCATATATAATGGTCTTTTCATTTCATCCTCATCGTGGTCTGGATTATGATCACTCATATCCTTATCTTTCAAAGCCTCTTTAGCTTGATCGTGTGTATCGAATGGCATATAATAAGTCTTGCCATCCATTGTATGCTCGTGAGAGCCACTACCACCTAGTTTTTCAGCCTCAGCCTCAGCTTCCTCTTTGGTGTCGTATAATGGCAGCTCTATACCATCTACTATCATTGAGCCGACCTTTTCACGCTTTTCGTCTTTATCGTGATGATAATTGTCTTCCATTTCATCCGTCAGCTTATCGTAGGTGATAATGATTGAGTCTTCTGTTTCCTCAATCTTTTGGATGTGTCTTAAATCGTGCTTTTTCATAAATCTATTATTTTCTTCCATTTCTTTTTTTACTGGATGATTGTCAGGTAATAAATCAGTATCGTGTTTACCACCTTGAAATCTACCTTTTTTGAGAGCAAATAAAAACGAATTAACTCTCGCCATCGCCCACATCTCTGGTCCAGAAACATTAGGTCTGACAGAACTTGGATTATTATAGTATGCTCCGACACCTCTTTCAAATACTTTTACAAGTTCAGCGTAAGTAGTACGACCATTCCAAGCTAAATCAAGCTCTTTTATTTCTTCGTTATGTTTTTTAACTTTGTTCTCTAATCCTTTTTTTACTTTAGCACTAACTTGGTTTTCTTCTTTTTTACCCTCTAGCTTTTTTGTTAGTTCTAAAATTACGTCTTTCATTCCTTGCTCTCCTAGTGTTCCAATTGTTCCCCACTTGATCTGTGCAACAACACCACCTACATTTGAAAGGTTTGGTTCTGTATCGCCTTTGAATTGTTTACCATCTTCAAAGTGTCTTTTTATCCAAGACTCTCTCTCTTTTATCCATTCTCTGATAGCCTCAGTATCTTGACCATCTCTAGCTCTACCCCATAACATAAAAGCCTCATTACCTCTTATATTACCTCCAGCCTTCCAAATCTCTGGTGTTTGTTCTTTTATATTTTTAGCAAAGTCATAATCAAATTGTGGTTCTTCACTATTTCTAAGACTTATCTTTTTATCATCTCCTTTGTTAGGAAAGTTTGTTTGTCTTTCCTCATCATCTTCTAATTGAGCATAACAAACTGCAAGTCTTTGTTTGTTATCGTCATACTCTTTCATAAACTCATCGGACATACATCTCTCGATGAATTCCTCGTTTGTTTCGTTTTCTTCTTTACTCGGTATCGGCATTATCTTCTTCTTCTACGTCTCCTACTGGAGCAAAGTTTAACGGCATAAATAATTGATCACCTTCTGGACCTACTCTGTTCAAGTCTTCCATTCGTCTTATTTCATTGATAGACAAAGCACCGATACTAGCCATCTCTCTATAATAACTTGCACGAGATGAGCTATCTCCTCTAAGTAAAGCCTTAGCATCTAGCTTTACAGTAAACAAACCAAACTCTCTATCTCTAAACAACTTTCTGTTTAGCTCTTGCTCGACCATTACCATATAAGGCATAAGTGTAAATCTAACGAAGTCAATACTCAAAGCCTCAATAGATGAGTAGTTAGCAGCTTTCTCTAAGTGACCAATCAACGACAATGGCACTTTGAATATTCTTGCCACTTCCTCTATTTGGAATCTACGAGTTTCTAAAAGTTGATACTTATTTGCATCAATGTTAGTTTGTTCAAACGTCATACCCTCCTCAAGGATAGCAGTCTTACCAGATACAAACGATCCAGAGTAGTTTTGATTCCAAGAGTTCTTCAATCTTTCAACAGCTTCTTTACTAAGTTTACCAGGATGTTTAATAACTCCACCTACTTGAGCAGAGTTTCCGAGATAACTATTTGCAGTATCATTAGCAGCAATAGAAGTTGCTATTGTTGTATTTTGTGCTTTCAATACGCTTACACCCTCATAACCATTGAATGATAAGTTGAAAAAATGTAGCATATCCTCTTTCATTACTCCGATTTCATAGTCTTTAATGTCGTAGAATATTTGACCATCGTGCTTTATTACTTTAACATCTTTTGGATTGATAGGAATAAGTGAGATTGGTCTAGCACTACTATCTCTCTCAATGTAAAAATACGCATTCCCCTCTAGCAATAAGTTGGTCATTAGAGTGTCTAGGAATGTGTATGGTGTCATATACTCGTTTGGATTACGAGCTAATAGTCGGTAGATTGGATGGCTGACGTCAGTAATCTTGTCGTCATCCTCCTCGACTCTGTAAACTTTTATAGGTAGACTTGCTATTGATTCGCTGATAACTCTAACACAAGCAAAGACTGCACTAAATGTTAAAGATGTATCTCTGTTAACTTGTGTTTTGTTGGCTGCACCATAACCACCAAACACAGCTCTTAAAAAATTATCTCCACGCTTTTCTGAACGTAGGAAGTCAAATAGTCCCATAAAATTGTAATTACTTTACAAAGATAGGAGAAATCGCAAAAGTCAAATCCACATTATACCTCTGTCATCGTAAGTAGAAGTCTCGCTAGAATCGTCATTCATATAGCATCCCAAAGCCATAACAAGAGCAACCATTCCGTCAATCTTCTCTGTTGATTTACTCTTATCCATTTTAATATTACCCGCTGGATCTGTTTTCATAGCTAAGTTAGAACACATCCACCTCAACACTTTGTTACCAGCGTGGTTAATTTGTTTACCTAAAACTAAAGCCTCTAACATTTTTGACGGTGCGCTCATTGACGCAAATCCTTGTCCAAAAGGTTCACAAGGTAAACCATCCTCAGATAAATCTATTATCAATTGGCTAGAGTTCCATCTATCGTAGGCAATAGACTTAATGTTAACA